TTCTTCCTCCCCGATGCCCAGATAGCGCCAGCTTGGGCGATGACTGAGCCGGAAAAAAGACCCGACGATATGATCCTGATGCAGCTGGATGGCGTTGGCGGCATAGCCGTTATTGCGTACCAGATCGTCTGCACGGGCATTGCCACTGGTAAAGTTGGGCAGCAGGGCTGCATCCACACTTTCACTCGGTGGGTTCCACGCCCGTAACTGCCCACCAAATCCGCTGCCACCGCCGTGATAACCGGCATATTCACGCAGCGATATCATGCCGTCCGGCCCCAGAAGGGTGGGAATGGTGGGCGTTTTCATACATAAAATCCTGCAGGTCCCCTGCGTCGCTGTGTCATGCCGGTCTGCACTTCCAGCTCCGCAATGTATTTTTTCAGGTCAGACAAGGAAGTGGCCGTAAACTCCACTCGCCGTCCGTCTTTTTGTACCGTTGCCACCCGTTTACCTGTCATCAGGTCATGCAGTGCCGCACGGGCAGCGGCAAGTTCTTCCTGTCGCGTCATTCATCCTCTCCGGATAAGGCACGGGCGTAATCTGCCAGTGTTTTCTTGTTGGTTGCTGCACCATCCTCTTCCTGCAGGCTCGCCAGCAGTGCGCTGAGATCCAGCTGCCAGCGGGAAATACTGATGCGCAGCGCCGCCAGCGCATAAACGAAGCAGTCGAGTGCCTCATTGCGTCGCTTTTTGCTGTCCCACAGTATTTTTTTCCTGCCATCCACCCATTTTTCGACCTGCTCTTCAGCAGTCAGCTGCTGCGCTTCGGTCAGATCAAAAATATCCGGGTTATTCGGGAAGTGAACGGCACCGGGAAGCGGTTCATCCCCTTCTGGCGTCAGTGTGAAGCGGTTATAAATCTGCTCTTTCGCGGTATCCGTGCCGATTTCGGTAAGGTAAACCCCGTTTTTGTTTCGCTTACGTGGCATGCTGGCCACCGGCTTTCCGTAGACGGATGCCCCTTTAATGGGGATCACCCGGAACAGCCCATGTTTTTTCGAGCGTTCATACACAATGGTCGGGTCAATCCCGCCAATATCCCAGCAGATACGGGATATCGACATTTCTGCACCATTCCGGCGGGTATAGGTTTTATTGATGGCCTCATCCACACGCAGCAGCGTCTGTTCATCGTCGTGGCGGCCCATAATAATCTGCCGGTCAATCAGCCAGCTTTCCTCACCCGGCCCCCATCCCCATACGCGCATTTCGTAGCGGTCCAGCTGGGAGTCGATACCGGCAGTCAGGTAAGCCACACGGTCAGGAACGGGCGCTGAATAATGCTCTTTCCGCTCTGCCATCACTTCAGCATCCGGACGTTCACCGATTTTCGCTTCCCATGTCTCACCGAGCGTGGTGTTCACGAAGGTTTTACGTTTTCCCGTATCCCCTTTCGTCTTCATCCAGTCTTTGACAATCTGCACCCAGGTGGTGAACGGGCTGTACGCCGTCCAGATGTGAAAGGTCACGCTGTCCGGTGGCTCAATCTCTTCACCGGATGACGAAAACCAGAGAATGCCATCACGGGTCCAGATCCCGGTCTTTTCGCAGATATAACGGGCATCAGTGAAGTCCAGCTCCTGCTGGCGGATGACGCAGGCATTATGTTCGCAGAGATAAAACACGCTGGAGGGATCATCCGGCGTCCATTTGAGGCCAAACGGCGTCTCTTTATCGCCGAATTTAAGGTACTGCTCCTCCCCGCAGTGCGGGCAGGCAACATGAAAACGCATAAAATGCGGGGATTCACTGGCTGCACGCTCAATCTGACAGGTGCCTCTCACTTTGGGCGTGGAGCCACGGATGGACTTTGGCCAGACCGAGCCTTCAATACGCTTGTCACCCAGGAACGTCGGAGAGCCTTCCTGTTCAATATCATCATCAAAGGCAGCAAGTTCATCATAACCCGCCACATCCACCGACTTTTCACGGTAGTTTTTTGCCGCTTTACCGCCCAGGCACCAGAAGCCACGACCATTGGTGAAACGCTTCATGGTGAGCGTGTTATCCCGGTGCTTTTTGCCATACCACGGAGCCAGCGCCAGCAGCGACGGAATATCGCGGATGGTCGGCTCAACGTGGGTTTTCATAAAGTTCTCGGCATCACCATCCGTCGGCAACCAGATAAGTGTGTTGCGTTGCTTATGCTCTATAAAGTAGGCATAAACACCCAGCAGCATTTTGGAATAACCGACACGGGCAGACTTCACTACATTCACCTCACGGATATAGTCGCTGCCCATCGCATTCATGATGGCCCGCTGAAAGGGCAGTGTTTCCCAGCGCCCTTCCTGGTATGCGGATTCTTTCGGGAGATAGTAATTAGCATCCGCCCATTCAACGGCAGTCTGTGGCTCCGGCCTGAACAGTGAGCGAAGCCCGGCGCGGACAAAATGTCGCAGCCTGTTAACCTGACTGTTCGATATATTCACTCAGCAACCCCGGTATCAGTTCATCCAGCGCGGCTGCTTTGTTCATGGCTTTGATGATATCCCGTTTCAGGAAATCAACATGTCGGTTTTCCAGTTCCGGAAAACGCCGCTGCACCGACAGGGGGATCCCGTCGAGAATACTGGCAATTTCACCTGCGATCCGCGACAGCACGAAAGTACAGAATGCGGTTTCCACCACTTCAGCGGAGTCTCTGGCATTTTTCAGCTCCTGTGCGTCGGCCTGCGCACGCGTAAGTCGATGGCGTTCGTACTCAATAGTCCCTGGCTGGAGATCTGTCTCGCTGGCCTGTCGCAGTTCTTCAACCTCCCGGCGCAGCTTTTCGTTCTCAATTTCAGCATCCCTTTCGGCATACCATTTTATGACGGCGGCAGAGTCATAAAGCACCTCATTACCCTTCCCACCGCCTCGCAGAACGGGCATTCCCTGCTCCTGCCAGTTCTGAATGGTACGGATACTCGCGCCGAAAATTTCAGCCAGCTGCTTTTTGTTGACTTCCATTGTTCATTCCACGGACAAAAACAGAGAAAGGAAACGACAGTGGCCAAAAAGCCCGTTTTCAGCACCTGTCGTTTCCTTTCTTTTCAGAGGGTATTTTAAATAAAAACATTAAGTTATGACGAAGAAGAACGGAAACGCCTTAAACCGGAAAATTTTCATAAATAGCGAAAACCCGCGAGGTCGCCGCCCCGTAACCTGTCGGATCGCCGGAAAGGACCCGCAAAATGATAATAATTATCATCTACATGTCACAACGTGCATCTACGCCATCAAACCACGTCAAATAATCAATTATGACGCAGGTATCGTATTAATTGATCCGCATCAACTTAACGTAAAAACAACTTCAGACAATACAAATCAGCGACACTGAATACGGGGCAACCTCATGTCAACGAAGAACAGAACCCGCAGAACAACAACCCGCAACATCCGCTTTCCTAACCAAATGATTGAACAAATTAACATCGCTCTTGATCAAAAAGGGTCCGGGAATTTCTCAGCCTGGGTCATTGAAGCCTGCCGTCGGAGGCTAACGTCAGAAAAGAGAGCATATACATCAATTAAAAGTGATGAAGAATGAACATCCCGCGTTCTTCCCTCCGAACAGGACGATATTGTAAATTCACTTAATTACGAGGGCATTGCAGTAATTGAGTTGCAGTTTTACCACTTTCCTGACAGTGACAGACTGCGTGTTGGCTCTGTCACAGGTTAAGTAGTTTGAATGATTAGCAGTTATGGTGATCAGTCAACCACCAGGGAATAATCCTTCATATTATTATCGTGCTTCACCAACGCTGCCTCAATTGCCCTGAATGCTTCCAGAGACACCTTATGTTCTATACATGCAATTACAACATCAGGGTAACTCATAGAAATGGTGCTATTAAGCATATTTTTTACACGAATCAGATCCACGGAGGGATCATCAGCAGATTGTTCTTTATTCATTTTGTCGCTCCATGCGCTTGCTCTTCATCTAGCGGTTAAAATATTACTTCAAATCTTTCTGTATGAAGATTTGAGCACGTTGGCCTTACATACATCTGTCGGTTGTATTTCCCTCCAGAATGCCAGCAGGACCGCACTTTGTTACACAACCAATACTATTAATTGAAAACATTCCTAATATTTGACATAAATCATCAACAAAACACAAAGAGGTCAGACCAGATTGAAACGATAAAAACGATAATGCAAACTACGCGCCCTCGTATCACATGGAAGGTTTTACCAATGGCTCAGGTTGCCATTTTTAAAGAAATATTCGATCAAGTGCGAAAAGATTTAAACTGTGAATTGTTTTATTCTGAACTAAAACGTCACAATGTCTCACATTATATTTACTATCTAGCCACAGATAATATTCACATTGTGTTAGAAAACGATAACACTGTGTTAATAAAAGGACTTAAAAAGGTTGTAAATGTTAAATTCTCAAGAAATACGCATCTTATAGAAACGTCCTTTGATAGGTTGAAATCAAGAGAAATCACATTTCAGCAATACAGGGAAAATCTTGCTAAAGCAGGAGTTTTCCGATGGGTTACAAATATCCACGAACATAAAAGATATTACTATACCTTTGATAATTCATTACTATTTACTGAGAGCATTCAGAACACTACACAAATCTTTCCACGCTAAATCATAACGTCCGGTTTCTTCCGTGTCAGCACCGGGGCGTTGGCATAATGCAATACGTGTACGCGCTAAACCCTGTGTGCATCGTTTTTAATTATTCCCGGACACTCCCGCAGAGAAGTTCCCCGTCAGGGCTGTGGACATAGTTAATCCGGGAATACAATGACGATTCATCGCACCTGACATACATTAATAAATATTAACAATATGAAATTTCAACTCATTGTTTAGGGTTTGTTTAATTTTCTACACATACGATTCTGCGAACTTCAAAAAGCATCGGGAATAACACCATGAAAAAAATGCTACTCGCTACTGCGCTGGCCCTGCTTATTACAGGATGTGCTCAACAGACGTTTACTGTTCAAAACAAACAGACAGCAGTAGCACCAAAGGAAACCATCACCCATCATTTCTTCGTTTCTGGAATTGGGCAGAAGAAAACTGTCGATGCAGCCAAAATTTGTGGCGGCGCAGAAAATGTTGTTAAAACAGAAACCCAGCAAACATTCGTAAATGGATTGCTCGGTTTTATTACTTTAGGCATTTATACTCCGCTGGAAGCGCGTGTGTATTGCTCAAAATAATTGCATGAGTTGCCCATCGATATGGTCAGCTCTATCTGCACTGCTCATTAATATACTTCTGGGTTCCTTCCAGTTGTTTTTGCATAGTGATCAGCCTCTCTCTGAGGGTGAAATAATCCCGTTCAGCGGTGTCTGCCAGTCGGGGGGAGGCTGCATTATCCACGCCGGAGGCCGTGGTGGCTTCACGCACTGACTGACAGACTGCTTTGATGTGCAACCGACGACGACCAGCGGCAACATCATCACGCAGAGCATCATTTTCAGCTTTCGCATCAGCTAACTCCTTCGTGTATTTTGCATCGAGCGCAGCAACATCACGCTGACGCATCTGCATGTCAGTAATTGCCGCGTTCGCTAGCTTCAGTTCTCTGGCATTTTTGTCGCGCTGGGCTTTGTAGGCGATTGCGTTATCACGGTAATGATTGACCGCCCATGACAGGCTGACGATGATGCAGATAATCAGAGCGGATATAATCGCGGTTACTCTGCTCACTGTTGCCCCCACAAACAGACTTCACGCTCAATCTCACGACGAGTCATCAGGCCTTTCCATTGCTTACCGCCAGCGTATGTCCAGCGACGCAGCTGATCACATGCGCCTTTGATATCGCCCTGGTTTATTTTGCGAAGAAGCGTCGATGTTCTAAAATTGCCAGCACCCACATTGTAAACGAATGAGTAAAGAGCGCCGCGCGTTGTTTCCGGTATATCGACTTTGATATACGGGTTAATTTGTCTGGCGACAGTGGCAAGGTCTTTATTCAAGAGTGCTTTGCATTCTGCTTTGGTATACGTTTTACCGAGCATGATGTCTTTTCCGGTGTGTCCGTGACATACAGTCCATACACCAACAATATCTTTGTATGGTATGTAGCTGACACCTTCCAGACCATCGTTACCACTTGGGCCAGTGATTAACACTGATGCTATAGCAATTGCTCCGCCACCAATAGCAGCAGCAACGGCTTTTCGTAATGATGGAGGCATTATTCACCTCTCGCAGCCTTGCGCTTATCTTCTTTAATCTTGAAATAAAGGTTTGTCAGGTACGTCAGCAGGCCAAATACCAGGCTACCCAGCACACCTATTGCTGCCCACTGTGAGGGAGTGACTTTATCGAGCAGCTGTAAAAACCAGTAACCGGCACTACCTGCTGAGGTGCCATAGGCGACTCCAGTTGTTAACTTATCCATGAATTTCATAACCCCACCTCGCAGACAAAGCGGGTGTAAATTGAGGGAATACAACGTATCGCAAAAAAGCAGAAACGTAACTGACTCCGAGTCAGTGAATAACTCAGGTATTGAGTTATCAGCTAATATCGAGACTCAAAAAATGGAAAAACCAGCTCGACGGCGGGTTTAAGCTGTGTGACGAAGTAACCACTCTTAACAGCATAACCAATTTTTTACGTACGTAAACCACTGAATGATATTTATGAGAATGCTACCGAGTGTTCAAAACATCACCACAAATACATAAGAAAACCTCAACAAATAACCAATAAATAATTTCCAGTGTTATTTTTAGCCGGTTTAAATTAAACAGACGAATTATAGAACCACCATAAATAACAGCCATTAATATAAATTAGCTAATAGATTTATTTTTGTTCAAATAAGAGCCATAAATAGGTTTCGATAGAAAAAGTTCAGATAAAAATAGAGATCTACTTCACAAATTAAATGAGAAACTAAAACTTACATCTTGAAATAATCACATTGATTAGATGAATATTTATCGCGCAGTGACATCATTTTTTAATAATAGTTCAAAAAAAAGGGCTCACGATGAAAAAATTAACAGTGGCAATTTCTGCTGTAGCTGCATCAGTACTGATGGCGATGTCTGCTCAGGCAGCTGAAATTTATAATAAAGACAGTAACAAGCTGGATCTGTACGGGAAAGTTAATGCCAAGCACTACTTTTCCTCTAACGATGCAGATGATGGTGATACTACTTATGTTCGTCTGGGCTTCAAAGGCGAAACCCAAATCAACGATCAGCTGACTGGTTTCGGTCAGTGGGAATATGAATTCAAAGGCAACCGCGCTGAATCTCAAGGTTCCTCCAAAGACAAAACCCGTCTTGCATTTGCAGGCCTGAAATTCGGTGACTACGGCTCAATCGATTACGGCCGTAACTACGGTGTAGCATACGACATCGGTGCGTGGACTGACGTTCTGCCAGAATTCGGTGGCGATACCTGGACCCAAACAGATGTGTTCATGACTGGTCGCACCACTGGTGTTGCAACCTATCGTAACAACGACTTCTTTGGTCTGGTTGATGGTCTGAACTTTGCTGCTCAGTACCAAGGCAAAAACGATCGTAGCGATTTCGATAACTACACCGAAGGTAACGGTGATGGCTTCGGTTTCTCTGCTACCTATGAATACGAAGGATTCGGTATCGGTGCAACTTATGCGAAATCTGATCGTACCGACACTCAAGTTAATGCAGGGAAAGTTCTTCCTGAAGTATTTGCTTCCGGTAAAAATGCAGAAGTTTGGGCCGCAGGTCTGAAATATGACGCTAACAACATTTACCTGGCCACTACCTATTCTGAAACCCAGAATATGACTGTATTTGCTGATCACTTCGTTGCTAATAAAGCTCAAAACTTCGAAGCTGTTGCACAATATCAGTTCGATTTCGGTCTGCGTCCGTCCGTTGCTTACCTGCAATCTAAAGGTAAGGATCTTGGAGTATGGGGCGATCAGGACTTAGTCAAATATGTTGATGTAGGTGCAACCTATTACTTCAACAAAAATATGTCTACTTTCGTTGATTACAAAATCAACCTGCTTGACAAAAATGACTTCACTAAAGCACTCGGTGTAAGCACTGATGACATCGTTGCTGTAGGTCTGGTTTACCAGTTCTAATCTGATTACGAAAAAGATATGTTGCGGGAGGCGTTGCCTCCCCAACATATAAGTGGCTCCCTCAAGCCACTTCCTTTAGGAGCACAACCTTGCTTCTAACTATATAAACCTTCTGTTATATATTACCCTTTATTTTTGGGGGCGTTGCAACGCCCCATTTTTAATAACTTTCAGTAAACAATTGGCATATTAATTAGAGTTATTAACAACGATATCCATCTCTAACCGGATATCTAATGCCATTAACATCCCTTCAATTATGCCCTCAGCCTTCTGTAACCTTTTCCCGATATAACCATCAGAGCAGCAATGCTTACCTGCCAGTGACATGAATGTCATACCGACTACATAATAATCTACTAATAAATCGTGCAAATCGCTGTTGTTCTTTTTCAGACGGGCCATGCACCCGCAAATGATCATCGCGTCATCGTCACAACATTGCGGGCGAGATTTTACTTTTGAAGGAATTAATCCCTTAAAACCGGCGGCAATGGACGACCAGGTCACATCTTCATGATTATTAGCCGCCCACGCTCCCCAACGTTCAAGAACCATCTGAATATCACGCATTAACTTTCTCCACAAAATCAGGCCAGCACACCAATCGCCAGTGCGCGATCGATAAAACGAAATATCAGCTCCAGCTGGGAGCCATACTTCTCTTCAAATGCCACGGTATCCACAACAGTAGTAATCTACAGATTGCCGTTAAGTTTTCTGGACAACTCCTCAATGGATGGAGGCGATACGTAATCCGGATTTTTATTCATCAGAAACTTATTTTCACAGTGGAGGCACCTGCTTTTATGAAAAAGCTCATCTTCGCTAACCGGGAATGGTTGAAGTATCGATACTATCTTTTGTCCAAAACATTTTGGGCAAAGATGCATGGTTATGCTGCCACCGTTCACGATTACCTCCTTCGAGTATACAAAAGTACCCGACTCAAGTTGGTTAAGGATATAGCCTTCCGTCTGAGCCTCAAAGTTTTCGAATTCTGCAATTTTAGCTTTGAGAGAAGCATTTATTTCTTGATAAGAGCCCACCAGTTCAACGAGAGACACGCATTCGCGCTGAATAGACGCAAGCTTTGAGTTCAGCTCACCAATAGCCGCATTTACTTCAGCTTGAGTTTTTGCCTCGTTCATTAGTTTTGCAATCTGGGCTGTTTCACGAATAGCCGTCATTGCTGCCGTTAATTCAGCGATCACATTGAATACTCTTATTGTTGTTGGGGATATCCAGATTAACCGAATCCTTGTTGTTGGGGAATAACCAGGTCCACCTCGCCTGATGTGGCTAAAAGCAGGCACATAACAGCTAAGTATTTTCAACCAGAGAGAATCCTTAGCGTTGTGGTGAATGCGGCTCAGCGCACGCGGGTTAAGGTTGAGGCTGACAGTCGACCTTCTGTGGATACCCACCCGCCTGGTGTGCAACCTTCGCCAGGCACCGGGAGGCACCCGGCACCACAACTTTATGCTGTGTGTAGTCCTGGCGGTACCAGTTTGTACCCTTGCTTCCGGCTGGTACCGTCCTTTTTTGCAAAACAGAGAAGAGCATCACCGGACGACGGGCTCATAACCCAATCCATCCGGGCGGCTGCCACCGCAGGTGTTCTTCTCTGTTTTGTGGAGAAACCAACCGACCTTGCAGGGTCGATATGATGAGGAGCAGCAAAATGGCTAGCGAACGCAGTACTGATGTGCAGGCATTTATCGGGGAGCTGGACGGCGGCGTATTTGAAACCAAAATCGGCGCAGTTCTCAGTGAGGTCGCTTCCGGTGTGATGAACACGAAAACCAAAGGGAAGGTCTCACTCAATCTGGAAATCGAACCGTTTGATGAGAACCGTGTGAAAATCAAACACAAACTCTCATATGTTCGCCCAACTAACCGCGGGAAAATTTCCGAAGAAGACACCACCGAAACGCCGATGTATGTCAATCGCGGTGGTCGCCTGACTATTCTGCAGGAAGACCAGGGACAATTACTGACTCTTGCCGGTGAACCTGACGGAAAACTCCGCGCAGCAGGTCGTTAATATCGTTCGTAATAAACTGATTATTTATCTCATCACTGAATATCTTTATATAGTGAGGACTTATTATGTCTCAGAACTTAGACGCAACCGCAATTAATCAAATCCATGCCCTTATTTCTGCTCAGGGTGTTAATGAAATTATCAGTAAGATTGGTGCCGATGCTGTGGCATTGCCTGAGAATTTCCGCATTCATGATCTGGAAAAATTTAATTTAAATCGCTTCCGTTTCCGTGGTGCACTTTCCACTGCCAGCATCGATGATTTTACCCGTTATTCTAAAGATCTTGCAGATGAAGGCACCCGCTGCTTTATCGATGCCGATAATATGCGTGCCGTCAGTGTGCTTAACCTGGGTACTATTGATGAGCCAGGTCACGCAGATAACACTGCCACTCTCAAACTGAAAAAGACAGCACCGTTCTCTGCTCTGTTGTCTGTTAACGGCGAGCGTAACTCCCAGAAGTCACTGGCAGAATGGATCGAAGACTGGGCCGACTACCTTGTGGGCTTTGATGCTAATGGTGACGCCATTCAAGCAACAAAAGCGGCTGCGGCAGTCCGTAAAATCACGATTGAAGCAAACCAGACCGCTGATTTTGAAGATAATGACTTCAGCGGCAAACGCTCCCTGATGGAGTCTGTCGAAGCGAAGACCAAAGACATTATGCCAGTGGCATTTGAATTTAAATGCGTTCCGTTTGAAGGTCTGAAAGAACGTCCGTTTAAATTACGCCTCAGCATTATCACTGGCGATCGTCCTGTACTGGTTCTGCGCATTATTCAGCTGGAAGCGGTGCAGGAAGAAATGGCTAACGAATTTCGTGATCTGCTTGTTGAGAAATTCAAAGACAGCAAAGTAGAAACCTTTATTGGTACTTTCACCGCCTGATTTCATTACTGCAAATGCCCCTGCGGGGGCATTTATGGAAACGTAATTAACTCAATAATCACCGGATGGTGAGGGCTTCCTTTTACCAGAATTCAGCGCGGTGCAGTGCATATACGTGGAGAACAAAATGTCATTTATTAAAACTTTTTCCGGGAAGCATTTTTATTATGACAAGATAAATAAAGACGACATCGATATTAACGATATCGCGGTTTCCCTTTCAAATATCTGTCGCTTTGCCGGTCATCTTTCGCACTTCTACAGCGTCGCCCAACATGCGGTTCTTTGCAGCCAGCTGGTGCCGCAGGAATTTGCTTTTGAAGCGTTAATGCATGATGCAACAGAAGCGTATTGCCAGGACATTCCCGCACCACTGAAACGCCTTCTTCCTGACTATAAACGGATGGAAGAAAAAATAGACGCCGTAATCCGTGAGAAATACGGGTTACCCCCAGTTATGAGTACACCCGTGAAATATGCCGATCTCATCATGCTGGCAACCGAACGCCGCGATCTCGGGCTTGATGATGGCTCTTTCTGGCCTGTACTGGAAGGCATCCCGGCAACAGAGATGTTCAACGTGATTCCACTGGCACCGGGTCATGCCTACGGGATGTTTATGGAACGTTTTAACGATTTATCGGAGTTACGCAAATGCGCATGAATGTTTTCGAAATGGAAGGGTTTCTTCGCGGGAAATGTGTACCGCGAGATCTGAAAGTGAACGAAACAAATGCTGAGTACCTGTTACGTAAATTCGACGCGCTTGAAGCTAAATGTGCGGCACTGGAAAACAAAATAATACCAGTGTCAGCTGAACTGCCACCAGCAAATGAAAGTGTTCTGTTATTTGATGCTAATGGAGAAGGCTGGCTGATTGGCTGGCGTTCTCTCTGGTACACCTGGGGACAAAAAGAAACCGGAGAATGGCAGTGGACATTTCAGGTCGGGGACCTTGAAAACGTCAATATCACTCACTGGGCAGTAATGCCAAAAGCACCGGAGGCTGGAGCATAATGACCACATTTACCAATAAAGAACTGATTAAAGAAATCAAAGAACGAATCAGCAGCCTAGAGGTTCGAGACGATATTGAGCGCCGTGCTTATGAAATCGCACTCGTATCTCTGGAAGTAGAGCCAGATGAACGCGAAGCCTATGAATTATTCATGGAAAAGCGTTTCGGTGACTTAGTAGATCGTCGGAGAGTAAAAAACGGCGATAACGAATACATGGCATGGGATATGACTCTCGGTTGGATCGTCTGGCAGCAACGAGCTGGTATCCATTTTTCAACAATGACACAGCAAGAGGTGAAATAATGGAGCCATACAGCCTCACACTCGATGAGGCCTGTCAGTTTCTTAAGATATCCAGACCAACCGCCACCAACTGGATACGAACAGGCCGCCTACAGGCAACACGTAAAGATCCAACCAAGCCAAAATCTCCTTACCTCACAACACGGCAAGCTTGCATTGCGGCGCTTCAGTCTCCGCTGCATACTGTCCAGGTGAGCGCGGGTGATGGCATAACAGAGGAAAGAAAATGTCACTCTTCCGCAGAAATGAAATATGGTATGCCTCGTATTCGCTCCCGGGCGGGAAACGAATTAAGGAATCTCTTGGCACAAAGGACAAGCGGCAAGCTCAGGAGTTGCACGACAAGCGAAAAGCAGAACTCTGGCGAGTAGAAAAGCTAGGGGATTTACCTGATGTCACTTTTGAAGAGGCCTGCCTAAGATGGCTTGAGGAAAAAGCTGATAAAAAATCTCTCGATTCAGATAAAAGCCGGATTGAGTTCTGGCTTGAACATTTTGAGGGTATAAGGCTTAAAGATATCTCGGAGGCAAAGATTTACTCTGCTGTAAGCAGAATGCATAACAGAAAGACGAAAGAAATATGGAAACAGAAAGTTCAGGCCGCCATCAGGAAAGGTAAAGAACCGCCTGTTTATGAACCAAAGCCAGTATCAACTCAGACAAAGGCAAAGCATCTTGCCATGATAAAGGCCATTCTCCGTGCTGCAGAACGCGACTGGAAGTGGCTGGAAAAAGCGCCTGTCATCAAGATACCAGCGGTCAGAAACAAGCGAGTCAGATGGCTGGAAAAGGAGGAAGCAAAACGCCTTATTGATGAGTGCCCCGAACCACTGAAATCTGTCGTCAAGTTTGCGCTGGCAACTGGTCTGAGAAAGTCGAACATCATAAATCTGGAATGGCAACAAATCGACATGCAGCGACGAGTTGCCTGGGTGAATCCAGAAGAGAGCAAATCAAACCGCGCCATTGGTGTGGCGCTGAACGATACCGCCTGTAAAGTGTTGCGTGATCAAATAGGCAAGCATCACAAATGGGTGTTTGTACATACCAAGGCGGCTAAGCGAGCAGATGGAACATCAACGCCTGCGGTCAGGAAGATGCGCATCGACAGCAAGACATCATGGCTATCAGCTTGTCGTCGTGCAGGAATTGAAGATTTCCGTTTCCATGACCTCAGACACACCTGGGCAAGCTGGCTGATCCAGTCAGGCGTCCCATTATCTGTGCTTCAGGAAATGGGCGGATGGGAGTCCATAGAAATGGTTCGTAGGTATGCTCACCTTGCGCCTAATCATTTGACAGAGCATGCAAGGAAAATAGACGACATTTTTGGTGATAATGTCCCAAATATGTCCCACTGTGGAATTATGGAGGATATAAAGAAGGCGTAA